TTTTCAACGAATGGTGTAGCCACTGGTATTTCGCCCATAGAAATACCGGGCACTGTTACTGCTTGACAAAAATATTGAATATTTGGTACCCGAGAAAAAGTTAATTGAAACTTATTTGGGTGTAAAAAATTCTGGTTTGACGGTGTTATTATTGCTGTATTTGCCATATGAATATTTATACACAAAAAAAAGAGGAGCCCGTGAGAACTCCTCTTTTAAAATCCCTCTCTTTAAGGAGGGTTAAGCTTACATGATATTAGAGATTTTAAAAGCTCTGTAGTACATGCTTGCAGCTGGATTCAATGCGCCTTGAGCTTGTGAAGTGCCTTCTGCGAATGGATTAGCAACAATGCCATAACGTGTTTTGAAACCAATTTTTGGTGCAAAAGTAGTAGTATCAACTGCACGAACCATTTGTAATGGAACGTATGGGCAATAGAACAAACCTGCATCATATGCGTTTGTACCTTTGTACCCTAGTACAGCGAATTCTGACGAACTAGCAACTGCAAAATAAGGATCAACATACACTTTAATTCTACCGAACAATGTACCAGCAAAAGTATTACCTGTATCATCTACAGTTAAGTTAACTGCTGCTGCCATGCCAGAACTGTAATCTAAAATGCCAGCCATTGCAAGAGCAGAAGCCACATCAGAAGAACAGATTAGCACATTACCTTTACCGCGCCGTGTCAATTTAGCGATGGCATTTGCTTCACGTTCAATTTGGAAAGCAAGACCTTTAACTTTTTCAACCATCCAACGACCATTAGAATCTGTATCAAGGTCAAAAGTACCAACTGTTGTTGTACCAACTTTGCAACCAACTTTAGCAACAGTGTAAATTGTGCGTAAAATTTCACGATTAATTTCAGCAAGAATTTCTGTAGAAAGAATATTACTTAATTCAGTTTCTGCATCTAATCCGTGAACTGCTTTCAAGTCTTGTGCAAGTTCCATTGTGTATTCTGCTTTTAACTGACGAGTTTTAGCAGTAACAGTAACTTTCTCAATTGAGAAACCCATTTCTTGGAATGCGTCACCTTCACCAGAAGCTGTTACAAGTCCTGTAGATGTGTTAGCGTCAAATACACCAAATAAACGGTCGGATGTAGTAGCTTTTAATCCAAATGTTTGTTGGTTAACAGAAGCACCAGCAGCCGAGAAGTTTGTATTAGCTTCGTTGTAGAAGGCTTCCGTACCTGTTGAAGGCACACGGTCAGTACCATACATTGAACGCATTGCAAAAATCATGCCTGTAGGTCCAGTCATTGGCTGAACACCGCAAACATCATATGCAATAAGATTAGGTAAAGAACGGCGAACCAAACTGATAAGAATTGGGTCAAAACCGGCAACAGGGCCTGTGCCAGTGGCACCAGAGCCGAAACCACCTGTGCCTGCAGCATTAGTTGCTGTCTCATTGATTCCAGCTTCTTTCAACATAGCTGTTTGTTGATTTTCCAACACCAATGCAGTAACTGCACGGCGATATGGGTCATTAATTTTTGGAAGGTCACTGTGTTCTAGAACAGGTGCCCATTTTTTTTGTAGGTCTTCGGAAAGATACATTTAGAGTCTCCTTGGTTTAATTAAAATCTGTTTGTTTTTGAAATTGACTGAACAATGGAATTAATGAATGGGTCATTAGACTGTTTAATTTCTTCTTGTCCATTGTCAATTACTTGTTCGTGAAGTAGGGCTTCGTCTGCCTTTTTTACTCCAGATGGGAAATAATTTTCGCGGATAGTTACAAGTTTTTCTTGGTATTCTTCCTCTGTAGAAAAATCCACACTCTCTGCGAGTGTTTTAATTTTTTCAACTTGTGTATCTGTTAAACCTTCACACACATCTCGGGTAACTTCATTTTTATAGGCTTCAGTAAGAGCTTTACGATATTCTACTGAGCGTTCTACTTCTTCGTTGAGTTTATCTTCAAGTTCATCAACTTTACTAGACAACTCATCAACTAAATCTACTTTATCTGTAGGAACATCAATATAGTGTTCTGCAAATAAATTACGGAGTCCAGAAATAAAATCTTCAGTTAATTCGGAACGAATTCCTTTTTCTATTGCGATTTCATTATCGGACATCCATTGCTCAACCACATAAGAAATGTAATCATTTACTTTTTCGGTTAAGTCTTCTTTAACTGTTTCCACGGCTTCTTCTAGCATGGACGCATATTGTTCTTCAATGTTTTCTTCAATTTGTTTAACACGGTCATAGACACGAGCTTCAAAAATTGTAGTAACTTTTTGTTTAAATTCTTCAGAAATTGTATCATCATCTGAGAATAAAGAATTAATATCTTCAGATAAATCTAATTCATATTCTTCTTCTTCAACTTCAACTTCTTCTTGTTTAGTTGAACGTGTTGTAGGAGCGGTTGCGCTTTTTGTTGACGGCGTAATTTTGTGAGAATCATCATCCGGTTTAGCATTTTCTGGTGTTGGACCGCCGGCATCATGTATTTCTGCAGGTAGCTTTTCTGGAGGCATAGCATTTTTACCCTTGCCTGATGCAAGAATTTCAGCAGCCGCCTCTAAAAGTTTATTTGTAGCCATTAGGAATCTCCTTTTGTGTATATTTATTTATAAAAATTAAAGTTTTGATAGAAAATTTTCAAAGAGCCGTGCGGCTACTTTTTCAACTTCTTTTCTTGGGGCTTTCTGAATCTCTCGTTTCGTTCTATCAATATCAATTTCTACAAAACGACCTTCAACGAATAACCATTCTTTGTTTTCCATGATACCATTTATAAAAGCACCTGGTGCAGATGGGTCCGCAACAATGTCCGCCGCAGTTGCTAAACGAAAATCTTCGCCTACAATGTTAATTCCATCTTCTCCTGGAATTAAAGAACCCATACCTCTAGAAGAAACACCAAGACTGACACCAGAATCAATGAAGTTTTTTACAATGTTGCCATATGGAGTTTCTAAAATTTGCGCTTTTCCTATGAATACATTTCCATTTTCTTTTAAAGAAATTATTTTATGTGATACTCTCTCAAGATTAATTGATGGAGTATCT